GTTGGTGAGCGTCTCCATGCTGTCGCCGAGTGCTGCGATCTGCGGATCGCGCCGCGCGGCAATCATCATGGCCGTACCCATGGGCTCCACCAGCACGCGGACGCCGTGGCCGAGATCAAGCCAGTCGGGTGTGTTTGACAGGTTCAGTCTAAGCATGCTCAATACCCCGCCAGGCTGTTGGTCAGCACGACCGTACACATCCGGCCAGGATCTGCGGCCAGTGCCGCCTGCCAATCAAAAGTGGCCTGAATGCCCTGTGGTCCCGATATCTCGACCCGCGGGCGCGGCAGATAGACGGCATGGGCCGTCAGCTTCAGCCCGACGCCACCGAGGAGCGTATAGTCAAACTCCAGCGTGCAGGCCTCACCGTTGATCGCTTGGGTCACCAGCGTCTGATCAGCAAAGCGTACGACGATGTTGCCTGTGAGGGCTGCCACCGAAGGGTCTGCCCCGTCGATCTTGCCGTCAGAGCGGATGGTCTCAATGCGATCGAGGTTGTTGGCATAGTTGATATCTGCCGTGACCACATTGCCGATGGCTTGCCCGTTGCGCTTGATCGAGCCGTTGAAATGGCCAAAGCGCGTTAGCGTCAGATCAGCCAATGTGCCTGCGGCAGATGTGGTCGCGATTGTTTCGCCTTGGGCTACAACGCTGGCCGTCGCGGTCAGCAGCCCCGAGCGTCCCATCTGCCAGTTGAGACCGTCAAGCTTGCATCCGGCATACATCGCATAGCGTGGGATCTCGGGCATACCGGTCTCAATGGCGAAGGATGGCAGGTTCCAATTGCCCGACTGGAACGTGTGGGTCTTGGTTGTGGTGCCGGCTGTCGTGGGTGCCCCAAATGCGGCCTTCAGCCAGAACCCGATCGAGGCAGCATCGATCGGGATCACCACATTGCCGTCGGCAGTTACGGCATCCTTGGTGGGCGCAAGGGGATCGCGCCCATAGCCCAAAAGTTCTGAGGCCAGCAGCGGCTGCTCTGCCCCCAGCGTGGCGCTGGCAAAAGGCATGCGTGTGAAGCCACTCGCAGGCGGCGTGCCATAGGTCGTCTCGAACGCCAGCGCCATCTGCGCGCGCGCCCCTTGGGCTCGTGCCATTGTGTCTCTCCTTGAATGTCAGCTATTTGGTATGATCAGGCCAGCGCGTCGCTGGTCGCGTAATGCAGGATGATCGGAATGATCGCCGCTTTGATGGCAGCCCCACCTTCGACAGGTAGATCGACCGGCTCGGGCGCTTCCGCCTCGACCCAGTCGCACAGGCCGCGCAGGGTGCGGTCTGCCGCAATAGCAGCACCTATGCGCCCGATCAGCCGGTCAAACCGCGCATCACGCTCTTCGCCGGTCTGCACGATCACCTCCAGCTCTGCGCGGTGCTGGTAGTGATACATCAACGGCGAGAGTGTGACGCCGGGCTCGCCCGGGTTGCCGTCGCGCAGGATCATCAGACCGCTAGGTGGGATGCGCTCGGGCAAGACCTCGCCGCGCAGCACTGGCACATGCGGCACCGTGCGTAGCAGATCTGCGAGGGCGATTAGGATGGGTTCGCGGGGTGTCATCCGGTTTTGCCTTCTACCCAATTTGCCACAATCGCCCTTGGTATCTGCTCCTGAGCGGCCTTGGCATCCCGGTCGAGATCCAGTCGCTTGCGTAGCTTCACTTGCGGGACCAGCAGGAAGATCGGCACGGTCGTCAGCCCGCGTCCTGTCTTTGACCGTGAGGCCACGCCGACCCCGCGTGTGTTCAAGCGGCCTTCGGCCACCAGTAAGCTCGGTCCGCTGCGGCGATAGATAAACCGCAGCCGCAACCCGCGCCGTCGTTCCCATTCGCCTGGCGTGATGCGCCCACCGCGCGCGGATTTGCCCGCAGCGGGCGTGGGGATCGCCAGCCAAAAGCCATTGCGCGACCGGATCAGCGGGCCAGTGTCATGGGCGCCTACGACTATTGGTGCCTGTGACCAAACAAGAGCTGCAGCATTCAGGCTGGGTTTGCCTTTGGGGTATTGCGCCGAGCGGATGGTGCGCGCTAGCCGTTGTCCCAACCCCGCACTGGTGATCTGCCCGCGCCAGGCTGTCTTGAGACCATTACCAGCATCACCGACAGCCTTGGTCACAGCCTTTTCACTAGCAGCGATCTCAGCAGCCATCATGGTTCCGATATCACCAAGGACCTCCAGACGTATCATCGCGTGCCCTCTCAATCAGCCGGCGTGATCTGCATGCGGGTCAGGCCAGTAGGGCAATAACTCCACCGTCCAGACCAGCCGCTCACGGTCGCGCTGGGGTGTGCCTTGCACCACAAAGATCTCAGCGCTGATCTCGAAGCGATCCCCTGCGGCCAATTCCGGACAATCGCTGATGCGGACATCCAGAACCACGCTGTCACTGACCAGGCGAGCAGCACCAAACTCGACCATGCGATCCGGGCTGCGGCGCATCACGTGGATCGCCACTTCCGGCCCGATGCCCATCTGCTGATAAAGCGCTGGGGTGGAGAGGTTCGGGTCGCTGAACAGCACGTCTAGCGCTGTGGAGAACGCTGTCATGACAGCTCATCCTCAGTTGCCAGAGTGCAAACGGATCGCCATGCGCGGCCGCTTGTTGACGGGCAGGATCGAGCTTTCAGTCATCAGGTCAATCCAGCGGCCTTTGGCGTCGATCATCTGGCGCGCATAGAGCGGAAGACCGATGGTGTTGGCCGTCTCCAGCAGGTTGGCAGGGCCGCCATAGGTGGTGAAGGTATCGAAGGTGCCGATGGGGAAGGCGATGCCTTCACCTGCGGGGATCAGACGTTCTGACGTTCCGTTCGAGAGGGTGACGGAGCCGTTATATTCCTCGAACAGCATGCCCGCGAAGGGGAAGGCGCGGCGCATGTCTTCGCGCAGCGGCTGGCCGCCAGTGGCCGAGAAGAACTTATAGGCCTCTTCGGTCTTGGGATGGCTGATCAGCTTGTCAAAGAATTCTGAGCTGACCAGCGCATGCGCGGTGGTCATGGTCTCGCCCAGCAGGTTGTCTTCCATGGCGCGCAGAACGCTGCGGACTTTGCCCTGCACATTGGTGCCAGCGGTGCCAAAGACGAAGTCGACCGAGATTTTTTCCAGCCCGAACTCGCTGAAATAGTCGTAAAGCGTGGTGCCGGCACCGTCCTTCACGATGCCACGCAGCGCATTCATCTCCATATATTCGCGGGTTTGGGCATGTTTGCGGCGCATGAGCGTCAGCTTGCGGTTCATCACCTCGACCAGCGGATCGGCGGCGTCCGACAAACCCAGCGCGGGCATGCCCTGAATGTCAGCGGGCAGAATGACGTCGTCATGGGGGATCCAGGGCAGCGCAAAGGACCGCATCGAGCGCTGTTCGCGGTTCCCAACAGTGGCCGGCGCGCCCAGCGGCACGGAGGGCAGAAGGCTGAGAACGCCCTCACGCTGTTCGATCACGATGGAGCGTTGGGTGACGCCTTGAAAACGGAACAGGCCAATCTGGCCAAGGCGGGTGTAAAGATTTGGCAGGATATTGATGGCCTGCGTCATCTCAGCGAGCGAATAGCCGCCCGCGTCAAACGGGTTGCGGGTGATGGTCATGGGGAACTCCGTGGGGATTGAAGGGGAAGGGGGAATGTCGTGCGGTCCGATCAGGCGGTGTCGCGGGCAAGGATGCCCAGCGCTGCCAACTGGCTGTGCTTGGTGGCGGTCTTGGCCGCGTCATCTACGGTGGCGTCAAACACAAGCGCAGCTTTTGCGACGATGGCGGGGCCGCGCACGATAACCAATCCTGCCGCATCGGCGGACGTGGCATCAGCTGCGTAGAGCAGAACTGCAGCTGCGGTTTGCGCACCATCTGTGCCACCTGAGCTCGCAAGCTTGTATTTACCGCTGGCGGTAATCCGGCCGAGCACAGCACCTACCGGGTAAGCGGTGCCGGCCAGAAGCGTGACGCTTTCACGGGTGAAATTTGGGTTGAGCTCGTATTTCAGCATATCTCCCATGCTGGGGTGCTGTCTGAGAACATTCATCTTGGGGATCCTTGTGGTCAGAAGACAAAAAGAAATCCCCCACCGGGGAGGAACGGCGGGGGATCAGGTGGCGGGGCAACAGGCTTTGAGCGTGCTTCAGTGCCTGCTGCCAGCTGAGGCAGCCTTCTTCGCGGCAGCCACAATCGGACTTTCAGCGGTTTTGGGGAGAACGGGTGATGGTGGGGCAGCGACGATATCGCGGGCATCTGCGGCGGCGCTGGCACGCTCCAGAACCAGCCGTCGCAGGACTTCCGGTGCGGTGCCCTCGCGCAGCGCTTTTGCTGCATCGATTGCGATGCCAAGGCGCCCCGCTTGCGCCGCAATATCGGCGATCTCCGCCGCCGCCTCGCGCATTTGCGCCGACAATTCTGCTAGATTGCTGGATTGCGCTGCAACGGGGACGGCGGCTGTCGCCGATGACGCGGGCAGTTGAGATGTTGTAGGCTGTGGGGCCGGAGCAGCAGGTGGAGCATCGGCGGCATCCGTTTCGCTATTCGCAGTGTCCATCTCGTCTGGCCCTGTGTCCTGCAGGCTGTCTTCGGGTTCGTTCTTGGTGGCCATGATTGCCTCCTGTCTGGGTTGAGGAATGGATGCGCGCTGAGTGCGCGCAGGTGGGAGCATCGGTGCGCTGACCAGCATCTGCCGAAAGGTTGCAAAGCCGCGCGCCAGATCGGTGACTTCGTCAGCAAGACCTGCGCCCACAGCTTCCGACCCGCGATAGGTTGCGGCCTCGGTTGCAAGCGCAGCTTCCTGGCTAAGCCTGCCAGCGCGGCCGGCAGCGACGGTTTCGGCGAACAGAAAGCGCAGCACGTCGATTTCGCGCTGGATGTCTGCGCGCACGCCCTCGGGCATTGGTTCATAAGGGTTGCCATCGACCTTGTGATTGCCGGAGTGAATGAGGGTGACTGTTACCCCGTCCTGATCGAGCTGACCGCTGAGATTGGCATGCATAACCACGACGCCGATGCTTCCCAGCGCACCGGTGCGTGGCAGCAGGATGCGATCGGCCTGAGATGCCAGCGCATATCCAGCCGAGAAAGCGTGTTCTGCGACAAAAGCCCAGACCGGCTTGCTGCCCCGGATGGCCCGAATGCGATCCGCCAAGTCAAAAACACCTGCGACCTCGCCGCCAAAGCTGTCGATGTCCAGCGCAATGCCGCGCACGGCCGGATCATTGGCCGCGGCCTCGATCTGGGCCGCGATCCCTTCGTAGCTGGTCTGGCCCGAGGATTGGCCGATCCAGCTGCCCCGGTGGATCAGCACGCCCGCGATCTCGATCACGGCGATGCCATCTACAACTGGGTAGGGCGCATCGCCATGTTGGCGCAGGCGCTCGGCGAGGTTCCCTGCAAGAATGCTAGCCCGGGCGGGTAGGGCGGCGATACCGGGCGCATCGGTCACATCACTGCCTGACAGTTCAACCTGTCGGCCAAGTATGCGCGGCCCAAGGCCCGACAGAAACGCCATGGCTTTTGAGGGCTCAACAAGCAGCGGAGTGTTGAACGCGCGTGCGGCAATGCGGGCGTGGAGCATCAGGATTGGTCCTCTTCGGTGCGCGACCGCGCTGTCACGTCATCGGCTTTGTCATCGCTGCCATCATCATCTTCGCTGTCGTCGTCGTTAACCGGTACCGCCTGTACGCCCTGTGCGGGAGAGCCCGGGCGGCGGAAGTCGAGGCCCAGCGCACGTTCGCGAGCCCGTTCGGCCGCGATCTCGCGATCAACCTGTTCGGCGTCATAGCCGCGCTCGGCGATGGCCTGCGTCCGGGATTTCAGCCCCGCTTCAATCGAGGCGATTTCGGCATTGGCGTCTTTGAGCGGATCGACCCAATCCCATTTCGTGGGCAGCCAATCCGCAGTGAGTAGCTGCACGCGGTTGGCCTCATAGCCGGGCAGGTCGAGAGTATCCGTCTTGATCAAGCCTCTTTCTTCACCCAATTTCGATTTGCTTTGATGAGGGCGTTGGCGAGTTCAATCAGCTTTCGCATGAGCACCGTAATGGCGACTTTTGGTGGCTTTCCAGC